TTATCTGTCAATTCCCCAGCACGCCAGCGCGCTCTCCTGGTCACGCCGTGAGACCTGACCGTAGCAGTTGTTTGAGCGAATACGGCAGTCTCTGCCACCGTCCTTAATCCACCAGCGAATCGCCTCGCATGCTCCCCTGCGGTCACCAGCATTAATCCGTCTGTAAAACGTCGACGGGAAACACTTACCGGGGCCAATGTTGTACGGACAGAATGACGCAATCCCCGCTTTCTGGGGTTCGGTCAGTGGCACTCTGATGTTTTTCTCCACCCATGCCAGCGCCTTATCACGTTCAATGGCGTTAACCTGGTCGCATTTCCCCTTCGACAGCTTCATGCCAGGAATAACAGGCTTACCATCCACCCGGGTGGCTCCACGGCAGATGGTCCAGATACCCGCACCATCACGGTATGCCGTGGTGTGGTTACCTTCTTTTTCGTCAAGAAACTGGTCGAGAATTTCAGGCGCAGACGCACCAGCGGCAATCAGCGCCAGAACGGCAGCCGACAGGCCGTATTTGATTTTGGTGTTCATGGATATTTATCAGGATTTATCGGCAACAGATAACGAGCCAGCTTATATACGTCCTTTAAGATAAGTCAGTCCTGGATGAAACCAGTAAGCCGGCACTTTTTTAAAGGGCGGGTTGTCAAACTCACGAAGAAGAGCCTCCCGCACAACTGCATCCTTGTCCGCACCACTGGCCAGCGCTTCAATCTCAGCAGCTATCTGCAGATATCCCATGCAACGACCAATGCACTTCATCAGCCCCTGCTTTTTATTGTTCTTCAGGTAATCAATGGCAAATTCAATGAGCTCCTCACTATGCTGGTGCGATGGCGGTGTTACTTTTCCATTTTCTGAGATGGTTATTTTCCCAGCATCACCGGATACAACAAAGGATGGCCGGTTACACTCCCATTCCAGGTCACTGAAATTATCATTATGAATACTGAAACACTCTGCGAGATTTCTGCTCATCACTTTCCGGCAATAATCGTAAAACGCAGCAAACTGCTCATCGCGGCGTTTTTTTCAGGCTGCTGAAGATGCTCTTTCAACCATGAAGCGCAGCTTAGATTCGCCGCGCGATCAGGAATAGCTTCTTTCATTTCGTCTGCTGCAAGCACCTCATTTTTTGTTGGGGTGCTTTTTTTCAATTCAGCGATATAGCACTCCAGTTTTTCAATACGCGATTCAACATCATCTTTTTCTGACCGCAGTGTTGACGGCGGCATCTTCAGAGAACAAGTAATTCTTCCCGGTAGCTTTCCTTTGTAGGTTATCAATACATCCTGCGCATCTAAAATTACGGGGCGCTTTTCCGGTGACGGTTCATCCCCTTCGCATAACCCGGCAACAATATCCATGAAAAACTGCTTCGCCTGTTTTTTCGCCTCAGCTTCGTAGAACTCCAGCGTGGCACCTTCAGTACGGTCAAGACTAATCGCCACATGTGGCAACAACAACGACGGATGCCCGCCAATTTCAAGTGCCACAGTAACAGCAATCTTATCCGGGTAATTATTTATCTCTTTAACAACCAGTTCGTATTTTTTCTTCATCGCTTTAGTCTCCCCGCGCCGTCTTACGGCGGTCCTCCCTGATTTTGAAATACAGGTTAGTCAGATACGTCAGCAGGCCAAACAGCAGACTCCCCAGTACACCTATTGCCACCCACTGGGACGGAGAGACTTTGTCCAGCAGCTGCAGTAACCAGTATCCCGTCCCACCGCTGACGTGTGTATGACACACCCGTTGTGATTTTTTCCATCTGATGTATGTCTCCGTCACCGCCGACAGAAAATGAAAGTAAAGAAAAACAAAAAAGCCGCCAGTGTCACCCACTGACGGCCAACGCCGGGAGCCGTGATTATGGCATTCAGGCTCTGCTAAAAATGCCAGATAACATTCCGGCCTCCCCTGATTCAGGTTATAAATGACACAATATCTTGACAACATCCGTCACTGTCTGTCAGAAAATGTACTGCCAGATATAAGTATCATGTGAAGTACATCTACCCGTTTTAGCCAGCGTCCTTCAGAGTGGGCGCTGGCTTTTTTATTATGCTGCCGGTGCATTTATCTCCAGCACCAGACTTTCTATCTCAACGCCATACGCTGCATTTTTTGTAACATCCGTCAGCGTCAGCGCATTCAGTCCCAGTGTCAGACTGTCTTTTATAACCTGGAATGCCGGGCCAGCCACTCCATTCAGTTTCGGAGTAACCGTGGCACTGCCGGCGGTGAACACCAGCTCCAGCGTCTGCCAGTCGTTACCGTAATCGCCGAACTCCCCCAGCTTCGTGTTTCCGGCTTTCCTGTGATGCATCAGATTCACTCTGCCGTCAGTGGTCTGAGTGAAGTACGACATCAGGAACGGATTACCGGTACCCGTCATCGCCACACCATCAGGAACGGGAGCATCCGTATACAGATAAATCCCCAGCCCGAACTGATTGTTGGTCAGCGCGCCTGACAGGCGGAACTTACAGGTCAGTCTGCCGCCCTGTGTCAGCAGGGTAATTGCGTCATCCACCGGATGCGTCAGGGACCAGGTTTTATTGCTCTGCTTGGTGATCTTAAATACACCATCTGACAACTGAATTCCGCCATCCTTAATGCTCCAGCCCTGCGCAGCAGCCTCTCCGTCTGCCGGCAGCAGGGAGATTGTGCGAACGGCGTATCTGCAGACGGACCCGATGGCGTGTTGCCGCCGGGCGAGGGTTTGATTTCCGGTGCCTTACCACTGATGAAGGCTGAGGTGCGCCCGGCTGCGTTCAGAATAGCGGTTGCCAGACGATCCGGAATAATGCTCCTGCGCGCCCATGAACTGAAATGTGTCGGGCGGTTTGATGATACCTGGTTTCCATTCGTTCTCGATGCCGCACCGTAATATCCTGATGCCGGAATATCCGGATCTTCTGCCGGCGCGTTAGTGGCGGTATTGACACCGTTACCGTCTGTCATGAAGGGCACAAAATAAACGCCCTCACTCTCCCTGTTTTTATACCCGCCGTACACGGTGTCGTACTGGGTAGCGTATGTATTTTTCCAGTAATACGTCGTGTCACCACAAATCCACGGCACATCTGCAGCACTGCCACCATGGCACTGCGCGTTAAACACGGAGAGGTCAGCACGAAACTGTGTCAGCATGGCTGTAAACAGCGCAGGTTGCTGTGCGTGGGTGGCGGCGCTCATGTCAAACTCTCCCTGCATCCAGCACACCGCCAGCAACACATTTTTCGGGTTCTTCTGTAATGCAGCTTTAGTGCGCGCAATCAGGTCCTGATATAACGGTTTACCCACACCCCAGCGCGCCGAATCCTGGCTGGCCCCCGTGTCCGCACTGAATGTCCCCTCCGCGCCCTGGGTAAATGCCGAACCACCACGACAGCATGGTACCAGCAGGATCCCCGCGTTATTCGGGATATACGGGAGCAGTTTTTTGGCAATATGTAAGCCCTGGCCGACACAGCCGTACTGCCCTTTGCTCAGGTCTGCCTTCGGATGATTCAGCGTACTCATATCCTGCACATCATGCAGGCAGTGGTCGGCCGGAATAATATCGTTATATCTGCAGGCAGCCCCACCCGGCGTCACTGTACTGCGGCGCGCCAGCTGTTTAATGCGCGGATCCGGAGCATCGTATGAATCCGGCAGCGGAAGCCCTTCACCGTAAGCCATGGCATTGGACTGCCCGGCCAGTACGATGACGTAGTACCAATCCGGCTCAGTTGCACCACTGACCACCACATCACCTTCTGCTGTAATCGCCTGCATCAGGGTATAAGGGGTTATGGCCACCGGACTACCAAACGGCTGCCAGCCCTCTTTCAGTTTGTGTGTCAGCTTTTCCGCAAGGTCTGACGGCGACGCCGCCCTGACAACATCATAATGTTTAAATGTCATTATTCCTCCCGGCCGGGATAGTGTATTAAATCAGATATGGAGTGGGCTGTAGTCCGGAAGCCTGAATGACACACGGGGACTACAGCCCAAGAAATGAAAAAAGGCCACGCAGTTGCGCAGCCTGATAAACCCTGGTTAAAATCCACACGATAACAACACAACAATATCAGTATCTCATGCTGTTGCCCGAACCTACTCGGGCGTTTTTTGCATGTAAAAAGGCTCCTGCGATGAGGAGCCTGGATATATGCCTAATCTCTGTATACAGCATGATGCCGGGTGCCTCCCGGTGAATTCTGCAATGACCAGACAGAATCCGCAACTTGCCTATACAATACGCAACCAAACATCTGTCATTATGCCCCGCCGCCCAGGGGGATTCATCATGCAGGATTTTTTTAACAAACGCTCAGCATGTCAGGCAACAGTCAACTACCTGAATTGTGAGGCATTTAACATTTCACTGTCCGGTGTCTTTCCTGTAATAAAAAGCCCGCAAAAGAGAGTCAGGGCAGATAAGTGTGGTGTGGCGCGTTGTACTGGATTCGAACCAGCGACCTGGCGATTATGCGTCGCTCGCTCTCACCACTGAGCTAAAGGGCCGGGCGCAGGATAATAACGGTACGTAACTAATCCTGCAATATCATCCGTTCTGACTGACTAAATCCTGTACTTCCCTGACCGTCTGCTCAAAACGTTCAGTCTCCAGCTCAACGCCAGTTGCACGACGCCCCAGCGCCATCGCGGCTTTGACTGTCGAACCCGACCCCATGAAGAAATCTGCAACCAGGTCACCCGGACGACTGCTCGCACTGATTATCTGCTGCAGCATTTCTGCCGGTTTTTCGCACGGATGTTTCCCGGGATAGTACTGCACCGGTTTATGCGTCCACACATCCGTGTACGGCACCTGCGCCGTCACGCCAAAATCCGCCGCAGATGCTTATATTCACTCTGCAGTTCCGCATACTGCCGGTTCAGTGAAGTATACGTCTCCAGCAGCTGGTGGTGGGGCTTTTCCAGTTCACCGCGCTGATGCTTCTCTTCTGCCACCCGGGCAAACAGCGCCTGTAATTTCAGATAATCGCTTTCGTTCGGTAGCTGCCACTGACTGGCACTGAACCAGTGCGACACCATGTTTTTCTTTCCTGTGGCATCCACTATCTGTTTTGCCGTTATCCCCAGGGCAGCACGCGCATCACGAAAGTAAGAAATCAGCGGAGCCATCACATGCTGTTTCAGTGCCCTGCCCTTCGCCTCATACCCGGCATCTTTCGGACGATACGGCCCCTGATAATGTTCCGCGAACAGAATGCGCTCTGTGGCGGGGAAATACGCCCTCAGGCTTTCCTTGTTGCACCCGTTCCAGCGTCCGGACGGCTTCGCCCAGATAATATGGTTCAGCACACTGAAGCGTTCACGCATCATGATTTCAATGTCAGATGCCAGGCGATGGCCACAGAACAGGTAAAGACTTCCGGCAGGTTTCAGCACCCGCCAGAACTGCGCCAGACACTGGTCCAGCCATTTCAGGTAATCCTCATCACCTGTCCACTGGTTATCCCAGCCCTCAGGCTTCACTTTAAAGTACGGCGGGTCCGTGACTATCAGGTCAACAGAATTTTCGGGTAACGACCGGATAAATTCCAGGCAGTCGGCGTTGATTAACTCACAACTGGATATTTTTACAGTATTAAACATGGATCATTAAGCCTGTCTCTGATAGGCTCATACCGCTTTTGCGCAAAGCAGATGGGCCTGAGGTTTGCTTGTGACCCCAAGCATGAGCAGATGGCTGGTGAGTGCCCCTAACACCCACCAGCCGCCCATTTACCACAAATAAAAAAGCCTTCAGGACTGAAGGCGTCTGTAACAACCAAACTGATAGTCTGCCAGACCCGCCATAACAAGCTGGGTCAGTATTAGCTGGCAGCGTTCGCGTGAAAGGTACGTATTCTGTGCAATCTCCCCGACTGTCGCCGGTTCGGTAACACTTAATTCATTAAAAACCACTCTGGCGGTTTCTGTCATATCCTGCTGTTTCAGCATGTCTTTTTCCCTTTTCCGGTTAACGTGACACACCAATAACTCTTGTCGAAAAAGCCAGCAAGCTGAAAGACAGGTATTCACCGCCACCAGCGCGTTTACTATACTGACGCGATTTCAGTCATAAAAAACCCGCCAGGCGGCGGGGTGTAAAAAATCTTCTAACGTCAGGCATAAAACGCCCATCGTTGGAGCAAATTTACCACAGATTCGGGAAAAATCAACAACACTATCGCGTTACCCTCTTTAACTGCCGCTCCGCCCATGCCTCTTCAATGTCAAACCGAACCACCAACGTATCGTAAAAGCGTTTCACTGATTTTTTCCACGTATCAAGCGTGATAGCACTCGTCACTTTGCATATGGCATTAAATGCCTCCGTTGATGGTAGTCTTTCACAGCCACGACCACCACAACGCTGGCAGTCTCTGATAACAGGCATACCACGTTTTACCGACTCTTCACGATGAATGGCGACACCACGCCCACGGCAATCCTTACAGGCGGTGGAAACCTCACCCTTTCCGCCACACTCCGGACAGGCAACTTTTACCACCTCCCTGACTTTTTTCCATTCTTCCCAGTAAGACGGATACACACCTTTCGTACACTTTGCCCATACCGGCGGCTTACCATCCGGATACTGGATCTTGTTTGTAAAAACCTCGCTTTCAATAAATTTTTTTCCGTGACAGCAGGAGCACTGTTTTTTGCTCGCCGCGCTACGGGCATAATCTTCAAACGCATACGAAGCCATAATACGCATCACTGCCGGTTTTATTTCTGCCGGGAGTTTTCTTAACGCCGCCACGCGATCACACCGACTGAGTGCATATTCTGTCAGCAATTCTGTTGCCCGCTCTCTGTCATTCATACTAATGCCCATTTTCCCAAGGAACGCAGAAAACCCCATCTCAGCCCGATTCTGTGTCATGCCCTGCGCGGCCATCACATCAGTGATACTCAGCGCATCTTTCGACGTTGAGGCCGATGCATCAGTCAGGCCAGGGGATTTTGGGGAGTAGTATTTCGGTAAATCTTCCAGTTTCATTTTTTGACCTGCCCTTCAAGCATTATGGGGTAAATCTTCACCCCCAGACGTCCACCAGATACTGGCTGACCACGAACGATATTGATTTCATCAAACTGCTCATCGTCCATTAACACTCCCGCATGCGTCAGCGCATCCAGCGGTGCTTTCAGGATATTGTCCAGGTCGCGACGACGCTTATCCGGTGGCTCTGCAATCACCTTTATCGCCAGCCTTCCGGACAGGATTAATTTCAGCCGCTGCTGGCGAACAATAAGCGCCACAGCCCGGCGATAACGCTTTCCCTCCTCCGAGATAAAATATGTGCTGCCACGACGTCGCCAGTAGGTGTTCACCGTCGGCGGGTAAGGTAAAACCAAATCTATGGGCATCAGTCACCTCTTTTACCCAAGCACGCCTGTTGCGAAGGCGTGATCAAGAAAATGAAAAATTAACTCAACCTGGGAGCCGTACTTTTTCTCAAACTCCAGCGGGTCAGCATGAAGTTCGTTGTGGTGCTCCCGGCACAACGGTAGTGTGAAAATATCGTGGGCCTTTGTTCCCATTCCGCCCTGCCCATGGCCAATCAGGTGATGCGGATCATCAGCTGGCTTTCCACAACATGCGCACGGCTGCGTCTTAACCCAGCGTGTGTACTTTTCATTAACCCAGCGACGACGTTTAGGCCGTTTCATGAAAGATTCCGGAGACTCCGGATCAACGGCGATGCTTACTACCGTCTTTTCCTGTGGCGTGGTTTGTGGCTGGTGGGCGTGAAGCGGTAGCGCTATGTTTTTTGTGCGCTGCTTCAGGATGCTGGTGGCGGTCTGTTCTCCCGGTATGATGTCGCTTTCACGGTATACGGAGCGGATTTTTTCCGCACGCAACCCCAGCGAACGACGTAATACCGCTTCCGGTAGCGCGTCCGCCACCTGATTGCGGACCGCCCACCAGGATAATTCAGCCAGAGATAATTCACGCTCCTGCGTACCGCTTATTGCGTGACGGATGATGTCAATCATCCAGGCGGCCAGATTCTGTTGAGCAAGTTGATCCAGTGAATCAGATGTCTGCTCCCGCAGCTGGTTGTCGCAGTGCCAGCACAACACCATCGCGCCGGTACCGTAACGGTGAATGACGGTTTCGCTGTGATGATAATCACCGTGTAGCCACTGGCAGGATTTCACGTGACGTAATAACCAGTCAGACAGTGCACCAGCGCCACCCGCAGCACGGATCACCCGCTCATCGCTGAAAAATGGCAGTAGTGATTTATCTTCCGCCAGCGGCTGGTGAACGGCAGGTACAACCCCGGACGGCAGAGCTCGCATGCTTTTTGGTTCCGGCTCCACCAGTATTCTGCCGTTATGGAATGCTGACATTGATTCACGGCCTGGCTTAACGATAACCAGACCGAGTTCCGGTACCAGAACAGGTCGAAGTAATACCCGCACATTACCTCCAGATCCGTTGCTGGAATGTGCGGGACGGACGCGGCGGGCGTTCGGAATAAAGGAGCCTGACGTAGATTATCCAGTGACGGTAGTCGAGGCTAAGGGCTTTCTTAAACTCATACCCACGTCTGCGGTAGTTATGAATCAGCCATTCGGCCTGTTCTTCAGTGCAGGGATCGTGCTGATACCAGTCATATTTGAATGTGTGAGAACACCGCCCTTGCCTGCTGGCAGGGGCGATATCAGAATTGTGATGTTTGGTATTGTGCGCCATCGGTTTTCTCTGCTGGCGCAGCAGGTGCCAGTTGTTCAAGCTGGCGTGCGGCAATATTGTCTCTGATTTCTGTTGTCGTCAACAGGCAACGTGCTATCATCGAATGGTGTTCTATCCTACTCCGTGAGGTTTACCATGCGTACAACCCAACAATTCAGCATTACATTAACTAACGAAATGGCTGACATGGTGCGCGCCCGTGTGGCTTCCGGTGCCTATGCTTCAGAAAGCGAGGTCATTCGTGAAGGGCTTCGCGCACTGAATGAGCGCGATAAAGCAATCGAAGCGTGGTTAACGCATTCAGCCGCCCCCTCTCTTGATTCTATCCGCGAAAACCCAAACAACGGACGCTCCATTTCACAGGTTCGCGCCGCGATTCGATCCGGGAAGTAATCTGCATGACATATGAAGTCATCATTACTCCTGAGGCCGAAGAACAAATAATCAACCTGCACAGATATATAACGGAGAAAGCAGGGAACGTCATTGCTGACAATTTTGCCAATGCGCTTCTTGATTATCTTGATGGGTTTTCTACATTCCCGCATCGGGGCAATAAACGCGATGATATTCGCCAGGGGATGCGGGTAACTCATTTCCGCCACAGAACGATTATTGCTTTTGCCGTTGATGGCAGAAAAGTCTTTATTGTCGGTATCTATCATGGTGGGCAAAGTTATGAAACCGATTTCTTATAAACTTTTACCCACATCATTCCGGTGTTAGAATTAACCGTCCGCCCCCATCTCTTACTGGCGGATTCGTAGGCTATATAAATCAAAGATCCCGGCTCATGTTTGTGTCGGGATCTTTTTTCGGCGATTTATCCCCAGCGGCAAATCGAATACACCACCAGCGCCACCGCCATCGCAATTCCTGCCGTTGTGAATGCTTCAGGCCAGGTCATCGTAAAATATCCTCCACGCTTATCAGTCCGTTCCGCTCCAGATAACTCATCGCCTTATCCGGTAATTTGCAGTCTGGCTTCGCTTTCCTCAGTTGCCAGGTTAACTGCTTTACCAGCATGGTTAACTCATCGGCCAGACGCTGATATCCCACTGGTTTGTATTCATGCAATTTACCGGCTGGCTCTGCTGCCAGCGATACCAGTGCGATTTCCAGAACAGCAATATCCATCTTATATGTGCGGATGATGTCATGGTCGATTGTGCCCGGTATGTGAACCGCCCCGGGTTTCCTGGAGAGTATTTTATCTGTGAACTCAGGCTGCCAGATCATTATTTCCGATGGAAGCATAATAAGCTTTTTCTGCTTCTGCCGGAGGAATATGGCCCAGCCTTTCCAGCAATCGTCGATTGTTATACCAGTCCACCCACGTTAGTGTGGCCAGTTCCACTTCTGTCCGGTTTTTCCAGCTATTACGGTGTATTACCTCCGCTTTGTAAAGACCATTGATGCTCTCAGCCATCGCGTTGTCATACGAGTCGCCAGTACTCCCTGTTGATGCCAGTAATCCGGCTTCCTTAAGCCGCTGCGTGTAGGCCAGCGATACATACTGAGAACCTTTATCACTGTGATGGATTGTGCCGGACGGCCGACGGGCCCACAACGCCTGCTCCAGTGCATCCAGCACGAATGTTGTTTCCATGGATGATGAGACCTGCCATCCCACGATGTATCCGGCGAACACATCAATGATGAACGCCACATAAACGAAGCCCTGCCATGTGCTTACCCAGGTAAAATCAGCCACCCACAACTGGTCTGGACGTTCTGCCACGAACTGACGGTTTACGCGGTCGCATGCGGCAACGGCTTTCCGGCTGACGGTAGTGCGGACCTTTTTACCCCGGAGAACACCGGCAAGTCCCATAACTGCCATGAGACGTGCCACAGTGCATCTGGCCACTCTGATACCTTCCCGTAACAACTGACGCCAGACTTTACGCACACCGTATACCTGGTGATTTTCATCGTATACGCGCTGTATCTCTTTCTTCAGCCAGTCATCGTGCTGCGCACGGGCACTGCGTTTATCCGGATGATGTCGCTGTTGCTGACAATGGTAATACGTTGACGGGGCAATATGCAGTTCGCTGCATACCGGTCCGACCCCGTACTGCTCACGCAGCTTATCCAGCAGTGGCATCATTTTTTTCCAGAGGCGGTCGAACTCCGCCTTCGCAAAATAAGCGGAAGCCTGGCGAAGGATATCGTTACTGCGGCGCAGTTCACGATTTTCACGTTCCAGCTCTTTCAGACGCTGACGTTCAGCGCTGGTGAGCCCACCATCACCGCCCCCGGTATCCCGCTCATGCTGGCGAACCCAGACACGCAGAGTCTCCGGCGTACAGCCAATCTTTGGGGCAATGGAACAAATTGCCGCCCACTGTGAGTCATATTCATCCTGACTTTCCAGAACCATACGAATCGCCCGCTGACGGACTTCGGGGGAAAAACGAGTATTTTTAGTCATCCTGTTTACCTCTTTCTCAGGGAGTTTAGTCTCCAGGATTTCCGGGGCGGTTCAATGCACAGTCTCTGTGCTTCAATAGTCTCCTCTGCGTGAGCTATTAACTGCTCTCTGGTAAAAGTCGTCATGCCGCGTTTCCTTCTTTCTTATTAACAATTACACCGTCATATATTTCATTAAGGTGCCCTCTCAACTCCATGCGCCTTAATGCAGACAACATGTAATCGCATTCAACCTGCTTATTCCCAATAAAAGGTTTATCTTCAGGGTTACCCCAACAGCAATTCCCCTTGGGCCACCCATGTACTTTCCGTACGCTTCCGTTAACAACGTGAAGTAATCCCCAGCCAGGTGGTAAATCCTCAATTGAAATAATTCCCGGCTCACTAATAAAGAATCGCCAGTCGCCCATTCCAAGAGACGGATTTTTACGAAAACGCTTTTTTCTATCTGCCAACAAGTCAGCACGAGAACATTTCGCCTCTATCAGGCATGATGCTGAATTTCTGAATCCCATAGCATCTGGCTGTTCTCCGGTACTGGTTACAGCTATAAAGCGGTCATGAAAACAAACCTTGAACCCGTTGCGCTTAAGGAACTTGTACGCAATCTGACAGAGTTCGCGGTGTGTTAACGCCATATCACTCTCCTTTGATGCGAATGCCAGCAAGCCAGTTTCTTATGCCGATATATTCAGCGTTCCTGAAACCGCTTTTTACATATATAAATGGCAAGCGAAGATTGTGACCATTGACTGCCAGGTAGTCTTTACAACCCTGTTCGGTGAAACAGCAGGTAACGAATTCATCAATATCTTTCACAGCAACGCGCCGCCATTTTTCTGGTGGCTCTCGAAAGTTTTCATGAAGTAGCTCGAGACGACGACTATGGCGTTTATTGGCTTCATTGCCATCTTCGTCAACCCAGACAATCCGGTCATGGTCATAATCAGCATCAACAACGATTTCGCGCTTTTGATACACACAAAACATGGGATCTGACGTTATTCGATTGTCCTGTGTTCGAATATTTTCACCGATGATGCCAAACGAATCTGGTGCAGATTTTGTCTGCATCTCTTCGATACGTTCAGCCATCGCAGCACACTCTTCAAAGTTGCTTAATGCTTTTCGCTCCCATTCGGCGCATTGTTTTTCCAGTTCTGCTATGCGCTTACTTCCATCCGCGATTACTCCCTCGTAATATTCACGCTGCTCGTTGAGTTTTGATTTTGCTGCTTCAAGCTCAACGCGCAGCTTCCCTACCGTTAGCGCAATATCCTCGTTCTCCTGGTCGCGGCGTTTGATGTATTGCTGGTTTCTTTCCCGTTCATCCAGTAGTGCCAGCACGGTTTCTGGTCCGGCCAGAAATTTGAAGGCGTTGAGCGCATCAATATCCACACCGTAATCCTTAAGTTCCTGTTCAGTTAACAAATCATCATCAACTGGCAACATTAACAGGCGTTCCATTGCCGGGATTGCACGTTCTGCCGCCTCACGCAACTCCTGATAGTCAATCTCGCTCACTGGTTGCCCTCCTTCATAAAAATAATCCAGTGGGTCTTGTCACCCTTTCCTGTTCGTTGACCGATAACAGGCTTTCTGTCGGTCAGTGCCAATATTTGGCGAACAGGTATTTGCGTTTCATTCCATTTAAAAATCAGAACGCCGTATGGCCACAACACACGAAAGGCTTCTTTAAATCCCTGCCGCAAATCATCACGCCAGGTATCTTTATTCAGCCGTCCATATTTCTTTCCCATCCAGGCGTTATCACCAACACGCTCAAGATGCGGAGGGTCGAATACAACAACCGGAAACGATGCGTCTGCAAATGGTAATGCACGAAAATCTGCTATCAGGTCAGGGCTAATTATCAGCCGTCGTCCATCACACAATGTGTGCTCTTCCTTTCTGATATCGCTAAATATCGCCCGGTCGTCCTTCTTATCGAACCAGAACATGCGACTGCCACAGCACATGTCGAGGATTGCTGCATGTAAAGTCACTGGTTGCCTCCTTTGCTAATCTGTTCCGCCCATTCTTCAAGGGATTTCTCCGCATATTCACCAGACAGGCCATCAATCGGATGCGCTTCATTAGCCAACTCTTCTTTCGCTGACAAAATCATGCGTGTAACGTCGAAAACTTCACGCAAAGACTTATTGATAAATCCGTGATTGAACGCAGCAGCAAGACGGCTGGCGGTATAGTTAATCCCCTCGTTGCGTGCTTCCGCACGAATTTCAGCCAGAAAAGCATCGGTAGCTGGAGTTTCGCTGTGGTGTAGGGCATCGTTGATAATCATTGCAGCAACACCAGCCTGCCCTGCATCCGTGACCGACACATGCTCAAGAGTTACGGCCATTGCGTGTTTCAGTCCGGCGTTCTCTGCCACCAGCGCCGCGAGATTAGTCTCAAGCTCTGCAATACGGCACATAGCATCAATATTTGTGTCTTCCAGCCGCTTAATTTCATCCAGTAGTGCCAGCGCAACATTTGGATTAAAAGCAGCAATAAATTCAGCGTTTGCATAAGCCTGAACATCTGTTTCAACCAGGCAGTTAACATGACATTCTGCAATCACGCCACCGGGTTCTCCTTTCCATTTTTGACAAACAAAAACTCCTGTTATATTCCCATGCTGATTGCCCGATGTATGCCCTACGATGTAGCATCCTTTAGTTGCTTTCTCTGCTGCTTCACGCAGCGCCTGATAGTCAATCTCGCTCATTCATCGCCCCACTCATCACAATATGCTTCGACCGCAGTTTTCCCTGCTTCATAATCATCACGCCATGCTTCAGCATCAGCAGCACTGCCACCACGTAACTCTGCATAGTCCATTAACAGTTCATGCCATTCTTCAAAACTGGCGTTATATTTAGTTGAACCAAAATCAGCCATTTTATCCTTCCTCTTCATCTTTTATTTCGTGGTATGAGTAATTGCAGTGGTTAAAGAAAATTTCTTTTGCTTCGTCATGAATTTCATCAGGTGTTGCGTCATCATCTACTTCGAATACATCCTCAAAATCTCCACCAGCTATTCCCGTTTCAATAATTATTTTGAATTTTCGCATTTCACTACCGCCATTTCGAACGGCCTCCTGATGTTCTGAGGGTGCAGAAATCCCTCCGGTTAAGGATTAAATTTTTAACAGAGCTAAATTTAATTATTCAGTTCTGGATTTTGTCGCCCTGCGTATCCGCGCTTTCGCGTTACGCTCAATCTGAATTAGCTTTTCTATATTTTTTCGCCCTTCCCGCTCCTCCTGGCGCAAGAGCCTTACATCATCTGCCAGTCTGGTTTCTCTTTTTGCCACAGAGAGCATCCAGTCAAACGGCTCCACAACTGCACCGCAGATTTTACAACGGACCTGACGCTCTTTTTCGTCAACCCGGACAGAGGCGTGATGACAATATGGTCTTTCCGATGGCTCATAAAGAAAATTAACCTGATTACGTGGGTCATCCTCTTTTACCGGAAATAAAACGATATTGCTTAACTCATCTTCTGGTTTTATTTCCATGCTCTTCTCCTTTGATGTGAATGCCAGCGGTAATTGAAGCCTGATAGCTAATTTCATTCACAGTATCGCCTCCTGAAAATTACCCTGATAGAAAGCCAGTACACGCAGCATAACTTCACTCTTCCGGCACTCGCCACAGATTATGTTCTGTTGTCTGTCGTAGCGGCGTATTTCTCCGTCTGGTAACTTTCGAATCAATGTCTGGTCGGTTGTTTTCTCCGCTGCCTTACGCCATACGCGATACACCTGTTCTGATGTAAAAACACCGTATTTACCGGGCATGTATAAATCGCCACAAGCCAGTACATCCACAAGGCAACGTCTGACTGAATGCCAGCCTGCTCCCGTCGCTCTCTCCAGTTGTGATATCGTCATGCGTTCATTTTTGCGTACCAGCCCGATAATTCGGGCCTTCAGTTCTTCACGCTGTTCGTGTGTAAAAGGTTTCGCCATAAGCGCCTCCGGCAATCACTTTTCCGACACAATACGACCGGATGAATCGACAATCTGCCGAACAATATCCCGGTGCTTGTTCAGCTCCCGCAGCGCGGCGCAGACACGCTCCCACTTCTGAACCTGACCTTTTGCCCGGCGCAGCTCGCGGTTAGCCACATGCAGCGATGGTAAAATCAGACCATCCGGATGTTTTCTGGTGAACAACGGCTGTGACTGCACTGTGACCGCCACACTTTCAGTTTTTATTTCTTCCTGTGTTTCCGCTTCCCGGACTGGTAACGCAACACCTGTTGGCTGAGGAAAGGCTTTACCATCGGTTTCCACTACGGATGCAGCTTCCGGCTCTGCCGGTAAATCAGCGCCCGGTATGCAGTAACGAAATTTACCATCCTGATTCACGCGAATCAGACGCCCTTTGCTGATTGCCATTGCCAGCGATGAATTCGCACGGCGGGAGGTAATTCCGAACATCAATGCCAGCTCATCCGCCGTTTGTGGGCCATGATGTTCAATCGCCTCAGTCAGCATTTGCGCTGTCACTTTCGGTACCGGTGACACTGGTTCACTTTCACCAGTCTGAGTCAGCCACCACATCGACCCCTTGTTATCCGCTTCACCACGGCGCTTCAGTTTCCACAGTTCGTTGACAGCATCTTCGCGGCTGATTCCAAGGCGCGATGCCACTACCTGTGAAGAGGCTTTTTTCAGTGCTTTCAGTGCGTCAAATACAGTTTCCATTAAAACGTCCTCCAACAAAAATTACTTCACAACCCTCTGATTGCTGACATTTGGACGCCAGCTATCCCAGTTAAACGTCACCCATCGACCACCGCTCATGGTCATCCGGTCCATAATCCTCTCACCAAGAAGCGTGCTCATTGCGGCATGATTCAGGTTTGTTAACATCCCGACACTGCACAGTGATGCTGTCCGGCGATCAATTATCTGGTGTAATACCACCTGCTCGTTTTTCGTCTCCCGCTGAACGCCTATTTCATCCAGGACCAGCAAATCAACACTGCAAAGCTCCTGTAAAAATTTTTCCCCGGATTTGCCGTTGTCGTAGCTGTCATGCAACACGCTCATGACATCAGACACGGTGACGATAATCACGCTGCGCCCCTTCGCCATCAGCCGGTTACCCATCGCCGCTGCAAGGTGATTTTTCCCGGTGCCGGTTTTACCGCTGAACACAAAATTCGTGCACCCGGTCATCAGTTCGTCAGCTATGGATTTGGCCTGGCTCAGCGCGTATTTTTGCCCGTCGTTCTGCACCTGATAATTCGCAAACGAGCATTTGCTGTGCAGAGGCTGGATGCCCGAACGATTCAGGATTTTTTCCACCCGCAACTGGCGATTCTGGCGGTTAATCTCCTCGCTGCGTTTTCGTCCTTCAGCAAGTTGCCATTCCCGCCACTCCTCCACCGTCCGGTACGGTGGAACCGCCCCCTGTGGTGCAAGTCTGCGAATACGTTCAAGAACCCCAACTGCCGCAATGTTTTTCATGACACGTCACCCCCTGAATCCCGGCGGTATTTCAGTGTCCGGTTCAGAAATGTGATTCACGCAACGCTGGTTGTTCGTGCCGCTTACCGGGAGCAACCAGGAGTTTTCAAAATTCCGGTCCGGCCCAAAAAACGTCGTCGCTCGCTGAACAAATTCCGTTCCCGCTTTCCCGGTCGCCGCCAGGTATCTCGCGTAACGCCTCACACCATCCAGCATGGTCTCTGGTGGCACCCCCTCGCGCAATCTGGCCTTCCAGGCACTGAATGCGGATTTCTTCGGGTTTGCTCCGGCACGCAACGGGTACTCCCGCCAGACCTGTTCGAACACATCCGGATAATCCACTCGTCCCACAGACTGCCCGGTGTTTTCCGGGACTACCCGATCGGCTTCCCGCTGAATGGCGGAATCGGCTTCGGGCTGCTGCAGTTGGTGTGATTGCTCCGGCCTTGCGGTCATCACCTGCTGCACAGCGCCCGAATCGGCTTTCAGCGCATACGCTGAATCGGCTTCCGGTGTCGTGCCTGCTGGCTGACCAGGATTGACGGTCTGAACATCCCCTGCCTGGTTCGTGGCGTTTTTTACGCCATGGACCATAGTGTTTTGATCTTCTTGATCTGTATCTTTATCTGTATCTTTATCTGTATCTTTATCTGTCGTGACTCGTCGTGACATGTGCGTGACATTTCGTGACGCGCCGTGACAATCGCCATTTTGTTCCCGCTTTCTTTCCCTCTCTCGCTGCGCCCTCTTGCGCTCTGCAGGAGATTTTGCGGTTTGCGAAATATTGCCGTTGTCCTCTTTAAGCACCTGGCGTTTTTCCCATCCAGTGATTAAATCACCATCAAGTACCCGCCCCTGCATCGTCTGCAAAATTGAATCAATTACCTCTTCTGTCACGTCGAGCGCACTTGCCAAATCTTCTGTCGTGACATCAATGTGACCTCGCGTGACATTTCGTGACGCGCTCACCAGGAGGTGGATATACACTGCCATCACTGTTGCAATTGGCTGCCCTGACACCCTGGCAATTGTTCGCCACTTAGGGTCATTTGGCATGTCATGCCATAATCTGAGCCAGGCGTTAGCCATACTCACCTCTTCTGATACCGAATCTTTTTACTCACGAGTTGCCGGAAGCGATTCGATATGGCTATTGTCAGTCAATGAACTGCCACAGCATTTCCTGCCGGGCCACCACGGTTCATCTGATTGAAACCGGCGATTGCCACTGCTACAAAATCATCAGCGTCTCTCACCAGTCGCTCCCGCGTCTCCACCAGCTCCCGAAAATAAGCTGAACTGTGGCTGCGCATTCTGGCCACCAGCAAAGGTGGCATTGCCTTTTCGATCGCTGGTAACAACGCCTGAATTTTTTCAACTGCATCAGGGGTGTCTTTCTCTACCCAGCGGAAAATTTTCTGGGTATTGCGAGCCAGGGCTTCCGGATGGCTGTCGTCATACAGTTCTGGGAACGTCATACCCAACTCAAAATAAGCCTGGGTTATTCCAGCTGCTGGAACTTTTTCGCCATCAGGACGCGCCCAGGCATTCATCGCCATGCGGATGTGTTCATGCTTGATTTTCATGAATCAAGCTCCTAGAAAGTGGTTGTGTTAACGTTTTGGTATCTTCCAGCTCGGGCCAAATATTCATCCAATCAAAAGGCCTTAGTTGCTGACGTGTAACTTCACCATTACTGGCTCGCTCAATAAGGACACATAACGATGCCCCTAACACTTGACCTTTACTCAATGCCTTTCTTAGATAACCGATGCTGGTACCACACTCACATGCAAACATACGCTGTTCATCTGACGAAAGAGAATTGAGAAATATTCTTAATTCTTCCATAGCTACTCCTTAGTAAACACAGCAAAGAATACCCACAGGTAAACAAAAGTCAATACCCACAGGTTGTTTACCTTGCGGTAATCGCATCTATTATTTACCTATGGACAAATATGAATTTAGACGACAGCAACTCATCAAAATTCGTGATGAGAAATGCGATGGTAAAGCGGTTAACGTGGCCAGAAAGATCGGGCGCGAGCCTTCTTATGTATCAAGAATGTTGTACCCAGAGGGGAAAAAGGGAAAAAAACGGATCGCTGATGATATGGTGGAGATTATCGAAGAGTCCTTTGGGTTACCCCGGGGATGGATGGATGGTATCGTTTCATCATCAACGAACACAGCCTCCAGTTATGAAACAAGGGTTCTAACGCCACGACAACGTATTTTTTTAGATCTCTTAGACGAACTGCCAGAAAGTGAAGCGGATAAATTATTAAAAACTCTTGAAGAGAAAAAACAGTATTACAATATGATCTACGAAGAAATCCGTAAAAAGAAAGCACAAAACGCATCATAGCTCACCAAACAACTAGTCACCAGTTAAGACACCGCAAAAAATTTACCCATGGGTATTTACTTTTTAAATACCTATGGGTATCCTTCTTTTCATACCAACCCACCCCGCCCCACAGAATGCAGGGCAATACTTCGAGTTACCAGGCAGTGGTCAGGGGTTAAGTAGCCAGCCCGAGGCGTAAGAACATGACGGCAGGGTTCAACTTTAATAACTATGCAGCAGGTTTTTGTTCCGCTACCCCGGCGTTAAGGGGAAATGAGGTCAGCATGGATACTATCGATCTTGGCAACAACGAATCTCTGGTATGTGGCGTGTTTCCCAATCAGGACGGCACGTTTACCGCGATGACGTATACCAGAAGCAAAACGTTTAAAACTGAAGCTGGCGCGCGTCGCTGGTTAGCCAGAAACACTGACTGATGAGGTTGACGATGGAATTTAAAGATTTACCTCCTTCAATCCAGGAGATTGCAGCACACACACTTCGTCATCGTCTGAACGAACTTGAATTGGAATCGGTAACGAAAAAAGACACTGATAATATGGCTCGTAATGTGCGCGATGCGTTTACCGGATTGTATTTCTGTGCGTCTATAAATAAACACGACTCAGAGAGTGTGGCAAATAAAATTGCAGAAACGACAGCGCAAAACATCAATACGAAACCAACGGAAGAAGAAATTGATCAGTTTGCTCATGATGCTGGTTTAAAAAACAAGAAAGAAAAATCGCCATATGCGGGGAACATGTTTGTTTATGACAATCTCATCAGAATTCGTGGCGAAATTCCGGCGGAATACCTGGCAAGAGTCCATCAGGCATTGCTTAAAAATTTGGAAACAGAATTATTTGATGGCAACACTAACGGTTTCTTCATGGTATCAGGCCTTGAGAAAGACTGGGATGCAGAAAAACGCTGGAATGTTGCTACATGGTTATTCAGTAACAGAGCCGCTGCACTGGAAGCTTCGGCATGTATTTGCAGCCTGTTCTTAACAGACCACAAATATAATCTGGATGTGTACAGTTATATTTACGCTGAACACGGTCCACTCTGGATTGACTGGTAATTATAAGGAAACACCAGCAGGGCCGCGGCGACCAACAGAACGATTAAAATCAATAATGCCATTATAAAGGACATTATTTAATTTATCGTCGAATGCTGATTCTGTGAGCCTCAACTCTGAATGAGTTTTTAATAACCCTGATTGCCTGAGTTGATTTACCAGGCATTCAATCTGTTTTTCAATAAGCGGATTTCTTTTTTTGTTTGGCATTTTATCCTCCATTGAGGTTCTGGGTTAAAAATGGAGACCAACACGCTGTCACGTGTGGTCGTGCGCCGGACACGGATAAGAATCCGGTACTGACAGTTTACTGAAAGGATATTTCCCTGAAAAGTCAGTGCATAACGCGAAAGCGTACGGCGAAGCTCTTTCCCTTAGAAGGCTTGTCGTTAGATTTCTTCGAACGTGCGCTTCCGGTTGTGGCACTCCGCGAAATGGCGCGGCGGTAAGTATGGCGGGGTTATTCCTTCCCCATTGAGGACACCGGGTTGTCAGGTTGACCATACGCTTAAGTGACAACCCCGCTGCAACGCCCTCTGTTATCAATTTTCTGGTGACGTTTGGCGGTATCAGTTTTACTCCGTGGCTGCTCTGCCGCCCTTTTTAAAGTGAATTTTGTGATGCGGTGAATGCGGCTAAGCGCACGCGGAACAGTTAAAACCAAAAACAGTGTTATGGGTGGATTCTCTGTATCCGGCGTTAATTGTTAACTGGTTAACGTCACCTGGAGGCACCAGGCACTGCATCACAAAATTCATTGTTGAGGACGCGATAATGGAAACGTTATTACCAAACGTTAATACGTCTGAAGGTTGTTTTGATATTGGTGTTCTGCTCAGTAACCGGGAGTTTACTGAAGATGCCATTAACATGAGGAAATATGAGCCTTATCTGCTCAATGATAATTCCATACTTTCCCGAATTGCTCTTCTTGAACTTGGTATTTTCGGAGAACGTCAATGACTTCAGCATTTGCACTGATGATGACGGTTTTTCTTATAACGGGTGAATCACAGAATGTGATTACCGGAATTTATGCCAGTAAAGAATCCTGCCTCCAGGCAAGAGACGAGCAAAAAATTTCTGGTGAATGCCTCCCGGTAAAAAAAGTATCGCTGTACCTGAATAACGAAACACCGGCTGGATAACCCTCCAGCCATATTAACACCATACCAACGGATTAAAAATGCCAGCAATGGCAGGGATTTGTTCACCCTTAAATCTGTAATGAGGTTTATCAATGAGCACTGATAAAGAAGAATTTGCGCTATATTGCGAAGCAAAAAATGACAAAGTCAGAAAACGTCTGGGAATTAAAGGTGGTTTTTACTGGACTACAGCAAAAAAATTATCTGTTGCCATCTCCCGCTGCATTACCGCAATGGATGACAACGATTATGATGAAGACGACTTTAAAAAACCCGTTCGCGTCCATTTACCCGTTGTGAATGACCTTCCACCTGAAGGCGTGTTTGATACCGAATTCTGCAACCGATACGAAAAAGGCGGGGAAGATGGCATTACAATGGTATTTATCGCGCCCTCTCCCTCCGTGCAGGAGAAACCAGCCAGTACTGACAATACCAACGTCAACGGCGAAGACATGACGGAGATTGAGGAGAATATGCTCCTGCCGGTTTCTGGTCAGGAGCTGCCCATTCGCTGGCTTGCGCAACACGGCAGCGAAAAACCAGTAACGCACGTTGCACGGGAAGAACTTCAGGCATTACATATAGCACGGGCGGAAGAACTGCCGGCTGTTACTGCCCTGGCCATTTCTCACAAAACAAAGCAGCTCGACCCGCTGGAGATTCGCGACCTTCACAAACTGGTACGCGACACTGACAAAGTTTTCCCTAATCCCGGTAATTCAGACCTGGGACTGATAACTGCTTTTTTCGAGGCATACCTGGACGCTGACTACACTGATCGGGGTCTGCTGACAAAAGAGTGGATGAAAGGAAATCGTGTTTCGCGTATCACCCGTACGGCTTCCGGTGCAAATGCCGGTGGCGGGAACAAAACCGATCGCAATCCGAATTTAGTACACACCTTCGATACGCTGGATGTGGAGATTGCAGCAGCCACACTTCCGATGGATTTTAATATTTATGAAATTCCGGGCAGCGTTTATCGTCGCGCAAAAGAAATCGTCCTGAAAAGAGAAAGTCCGTTCAAAGAATGGTCCGCAGCACTTCGCGCAACCCCGGGTATTCTGGACTATTCCCGCGCCGCTATTTTTGCACTTATCCGGAGCGCTCACCCTGAGTTTTATCACTACCCGGGACGCCTTCAGGGGTATATCAACGCCTACTTAACGGAGACTGATCACGAGAACCCCAGCAAGGAAACTCTCACTGCTGCACGACATACACCGGAAAAAGATATCCTGGAAGAAGTTAACCGCGAACTGTCTGCTAAGCAGGAAACAGAAGAAGAAGAAAATGATGAAGAAAAACCGCAACCATCTTGCGCAATGGCAGATGAACAGGCAACGGCTGAAACAGTGGAACCGGATGCAACTGAACATCATCAGGACACGCAGCCGCTGGATGCTCAGTCACAGGTAAATTCTGTTGATGCGAAATATCAGAAACTGCGGGCAGAACTCCATGAAGCCCGGAAAAACATTCCGCCCCAAAATCCTGTCGATGCAGACAAATTACTGGCTGCCTCTCGCGGAGAATTTGTTGAAGGGATTAGCGACCCGAATGATCCGAAATGGGTTAAGGGGATCCAGACCCGCGATTCTGTGTACCAGAACCAGCAAGAAACGGAACAGAACGACCAGAAAGCGGAACAAAACAGCCCAAATGCGTTACAAAACGAGCCAGAAACGAAACAGCCTGAACCAGTGGCGCAACAGGAAGTGGAAAAAGTCTGCACCGCCTGCGGTCAGACCGGCGGCGGCAACTGCCCTGATTGTGGCGCGGTGATGGGCGACGCAACATACCAGGAAACATTCGATGAAGAGAATCAGCCTGAAGTTCAGGAAGATGATACGGAGGAAATGGAAGGCGCTGAACATCCACACAAGGAGAACACTGGCGGCAATCAGCATCACGATAGCGATAATGAAACTGGCGAGACGGCAGATCACTCAATTAAGGTGAACGGTCATCAAGAAATCACATCCACCAGCAGGACGTGTGACCATCTAATGATCGACCTTGAAACCATGGGAAAAAATCCTGATGCCCCGATCATCTCAATAGGTGCAATATTTTTCGATCCGCAAACCGGAGATATGGGACCGGAATTTAGTAAGACTATCGATCTGGAAACTGCTGGCGGGGTCATTGATCGGGACACCATTAAATGGTGGCTTAAGCAATCACGTGAAGCGCAGTCTGCCATTATGACCGATGAAATCCCGTTAGATGATGCACTACTGCAATTACGGGAATTTATCGACGAAAACTCCGGTGAGTTTTTTGTTCAGGTCTGGGGTAATGGGGCCAACTTCGACAACACGATTTTGCGCCGTTCATACGAACGACAGGGTATCCCCTGCCCGTGGCGCTACTGCAACGATCGCGATGTACGCACAATCGTTGAGCTGGGGAAAGCCGTAGACTTCGATGCCAGAACTGCTATCCCATTCGAAGGTGAGCGCCACAATGCTCTGGATGATGCCCGTTACCAGGCAAAATACGTTTCAGCTATCTGGCAAAAACTGATCCCGAATCAGGCTGATTTTTAATGTTCAACCCCGGTCGTTGCCCACCAGCTATAGTGGCGGCGACCATGATTAGCGAACGACGCTCATGGCAAGACTTATTCTGCTCACTGAGTGGGCAAAAGAGGAATTCAGTGAACCGGTCCCTACTCCGAGTACGTTAAGTAAATACGCTAAAGCCGGAATGATATTTCCTCTCCCCAAAAAAGTTGGAAGACGCTGGCGAGTGGATCCGCAAGCTCGCTTTGTCGGAATGGTAAACAAGCCGGAGGTGATCGCCACAGATCACCCTGCTTTGAAGAGGATACTGGAAGATGGCGCGCCCGCGAAAATATAAAACCGATGTTCCGGGATTATCTCCGTATTTTGACAAAAGAAATAACAAAGTTTACTGGCGTTACAGGCATCCCATAACAGGCAAAAATCACGGTCTCGGCAGTATTGACCAGAAACTGGCAGAAACTATTGCAGCAGAAGCGAACAGCCGTCTTGCCCGGCAGCAAATGGAACAAATGCTCAGTCTGCAGGAGAAAATTATTAGTGATACCGGCGGTTCATCAACCGTTACCATTTTTCTGAATAATTACAGAAAAATTCAACAGGAAAGATATGAAAACGGCGAGATCAAACTCAACACGCTGAAACAGAAAGCGGCCCCTCTCAGGGTATTTGATGAACGTTTTGGCACCAGACCGTTAGATGCCATAACCGTAAAAGATGTGGTATCAGTACTGGAAGAGTACAAGGCCAGAGGACATAACAGAATGGGACAAATTTTCAGGAAAGTACTGATCGATGTTTTCCGGGAAGCTCAGCAAACGGGCGATGTCCCGCCAGGCTTTAACCCTGCAGAATCTGCAAAAAAACCGCAGGTGCGGATATCAAGACAGCGACTGACTTTTGATGAGTGGATGATGATTTATAACGCAGCGGAAAAGGATGGTTACTTTTTACAGCGCGGTATGCTGCTGGCACTGATGACAGGCCAGCGCCTTTCAGATATTTGCAAAATGCAATTTTCGGATATCCGGGATGGTTATCTTCATGTCGAACAGCAAAAAACAGGAACCCGGATTGCCATCCCTCTGGCTCTGCGTTGCGATAAATTAAATCTCACCCTGGATGATGTGGTGTCATCCTGCCGCGATTGCGTTCTTAGTCCGTGGCTATTGCACCACCATCACGCGAAAGGGACAGCTAAGCGCGGCGGGATGGTTAAGCCAGCAACATTAACCGTTGCATTTAAAAAAGCCCGGGATTCTGTGGATTACAACTGGCGTGCTAATGGCACCCCTCCCTCTTTCCATGAGCAGAGATCTTTATCAGAGCGATTGTTCAGAGAGCAGGGGGTTGATACCAAAATTTTGCTAGGCCATTCGAATCAAAAAATGATCGATATTTACAACGACGCACGCGGTAAGGAATGGAAAAAACTGGTCATTTGATGACCAGTTTTGCAGAGGGGTTTTGCAGAGGTTTTGCAGAGAAAATTAAAAACGATATCCTGCGGAGAACATAAACACCCACGGATCCAGTCGTACCGAGTCTTTCACGGTAGTAACACCAGATTTATACTTAGCCGTGGTATCGATATCCATGTACCACACTGGTAGATTTTACAAAACTCAATAACATATTATATTTAAAGGAAAAATACAGAATTTACGATGCTTTTTTATACAGATCTCTCGTGTTTTTAACTGATTGATTTTGTTGAACTCTTTTTTTGTTTTGCAGGAGTTACTCCTCTTACCTTATTGTCCACTCGATGACCAACGCATTCACAACCCAAACCAGAATATCCTATCTATGAAGCATGTATCCGCACGCAGATTAATTATGGTTTACATTGTTCTACCACAATAGTCGCATCCTAAATGGGTGCGGTTGAGGATCACCATCCTTGAAGAGGATGCCCGCCACTTTAACTGCATGACAGGGCTATTTAAACAATCACTAAAAATCGCCCAAGAGCATTCTGTTTCTATAATGTATTCCAAGAGATTAAAAAATAATATCATACGTTATTCGGCAGAGTTCGTATGTACTACGGCGTCCCAACCATGTCCCAAAACAAAAATTTCTGCCCTATACACGTTCCAAAAAATTCCACAACAAAGAGAGTCTGCTGACGAGTTGTTGATTCACTGATTAATACGTAAAATTGATAACTGCTGGAAATCATACAATACTCGTACTTTCGAAAGTTCGCTAACCAGGTGCTACACGCGAGGTGTTGCAGTTTTCTTTACGATTTATCATTCAATCCTAATCCATGCATGACATGTGGTGCCTGTGGGGTGATCCTACCTACGTAATGTGGACACAGCCCTAATCAAGGTTCTGTTTTTCAAAACAGTTCCGTGCTGAGACAGCCACAAGTACTGTGTCGGCACCACCGATTGTAATCACACTAGATCTAATTAAACACAGCCGTCTGCATTATTTCCCGACTCATAAAATATTAGCCGTAAATGCATTCGACTTTTAGTGAGTGGAAGAAACTTTCCGCCCTAGCATTATCGTAACACTAAAAATTGTATCTTAGACTCAACAACATGCAATGTAGATGGCTTTACAGTGTTTAACAGAAGATCCTGTAGTTTTGATATGCGTCCTCCCGGAAGCGCAGACAGAACTCCACAACTGAGATTATCAATATCAGAAGTCGCATGGATGTCAAAAATAATAGAGACAGAGACAAATAATACAAACAAATCATAGCTATTAGCCCAGAAAAGAGTTGGTACACTAGCCATGAATAACTTCCTAACAACTTGATTTTTTAGTTATTTTTTTCTTCATTCTTGAAAAAGGATGCCCCGAAAGGGTTCCAGAGTTCGATTTTCTGCGCTTCTGCAAATAATCAAGGGGTTACAAAGTGGTTGCCCTGAACCGCCCCGGAAATCCTGGAGACTAAACTCCCTGAGAAAGAGGTAAACAGGATGACTAAAAATACTCGTTTTTCCCCCGAGGTCCGTCAACGGGCAGTTCGTATGGTTCTGGAAAGTCAGGGCGAATATGACTCACAATGGGCGGCAATTTGTTCCATTGCCCCAAAGATTGGCTGTACACCAGAGACTCTGCGTGTGTGGGTTCGTCAGCATGAGCGGGATACCGGGAGTGGTGATGGTGGACTCACCACCGCTGAACGTCAGCGTCTGAAAGAGCTGGAACGTGAAAATCGTGAACTGCGCCGCAGTAACGATATCCTTCGCCAGGCTTCCGCTTATTTTGCGAAGGCGGAGTTCGACCGCCTCTGGAAAAAATAATGCCGCTGCTGGATAAGCTGCGTGAGCAGTACGGGGTCGGACCGGTATGCAGTGAACTGCATATTGCCCCGTCAACGTATTACCACTGTCAGCAACAGCGACATCATCCTGATAAACGCAGTGCCCGTGCTCAGCGCGATGACTGGCTGAAGAGAGAGATACAGCGCGTATACGATGAAAATCATCAGGTGTACGGTGTGCGTAAAGTCTGGCGCCAGTTGTTACGCGAAGGTATCAGGGTGGCCAGATGTACAGTGGCGCGCCTCATGGCGGTTATGGGACTTGCCGGTGTTCTCCGGGGTAAAAAGGTCCGTACTACCGTCAGCCGGAAAGCCGTTTCCGCAGGCGACCGCGTAAACCGTCAGTTCGTGGCAGAACGTCCTGACCAGCTGTGGGTGGCTGATTTTACTTACGTCAGCACATGGCAGGGCTTCGTCTATGTGGCGTTCATCATTGATGTGTTTGCCGGATACATCGTGGGATGGCAGGTCTCATCATCCATGGAAACAACATTCGTGCTGGATGCACTGGAGCAGGCGTTGTGGGCCCGTCGGCCGTCCGGCACAAATCCATCACAGTGATAAAGGTTCTCAGTATGTATCGCTGGCCTACACGCAGCGGCTTAAGGAAGCCGGATTACTGGCATCAACAGGGAGTACTGGCGACTCGTATGACAACGCGATGGCTGAGAGCATCAATGGTCTTTACAAAGCGGAGGTAATACACCGTAATAGCTGGAAAAACCGGACAGAAGTGGAACTGGCCACACTAACGTGGGTGGACTGGTATAACAATCGACGATTGCTGGAAAGGCTGGGCCATATTCCTCCGGCAGAAGCAGAAAAAGCTTATTATGCTTCCATCGGAAATAATGATCTGGCAGCCTGAGTTCACAGATAAAATACTCTCCAGGAAACCCGGGGCGGTTCACCCCTTTGTTTTTAGTGCTCTTGGTATACCCATTGGTACATTTAGCGCAATACCATCTGGTATCACTTAAAGACACGAAAAACAACTTTTTATCTTTTTGTTTCGCTCAAATTAGTATAAAAAGCCGAACAACAAACAATAAAAAACCATTAACATCAATAGATTATGATGGCTTCAATCTAAATAATAGGCTATATAATACTGCAAGACACAACACATGCTGTCACTATGAGTCAACTATTTAGATGATATTAGTGACCTGTTTCAGAGCATTAGCGCAAGGCGATTCTTTGTCTTCTTGCACTAATTTTTTGTCATAAAAATGTTCCTAGCACTGGGCATCAATATCGCAGGTCAGAAAGAGCTCCTGGGGATGCGGCTGGCCGAAAATGAAGGGGCGAATTTCTGGTTCAATGTGCTGACTGAACTGAAAAACCGCGGTCTGAACGATATCCTCATCGCCTGTGTGGATGGCCTGAAAGAATTCCCGGAGGCCCGCATCCAGTTATGCATCGTGCATATGGTGCGCAACAGCATGCGCTTCGTGTCATGGAAGGAATACAAAGCCGTCACTCGCGACCTGAAAGCGATTAGCCTCCCACAGAAGAGGCAGGCCAGCAGGCACTGGAAGCGTTTGCTGCGGCCTGGGACTGCCGCTATCCGCAGATAAGCCGGTGCTAGCTGTCAAACTGGACTAACTTGGCGACGTTTTTCGCTTATCCGGCAGATATCCGCAAAGTGATCTACACAACGAACGCCATCGAGTCGCTGAACAGTGTGATCCGGCATGCCATCAGGAAACGCAAGGTGTTCCCGACGGACGAGTCAGTAAAAAAAGTGGTGTGGCTGGCAATCCAGGCCGCGTCACAGAAATGGACAATGCCGTTAAGGGACTGGCGAATGGCAATGAGCCGCTTTATTATCGAGTTTGGTGACCGTCTTGACGGTCACTTTTAAGAAAAGGCATTTACACAGAATCCTAAACAGGCTCACAGGCCTCTAATCATCCACATTGTAAAGATCCTTTGTTGTAAGTAAGATCTGGTACCCTAATAATATCAAAAGGATTAAAATCATCACTGCATCCTTCCACGAGGCATTTCATTGCTCGTAGATCACCATATAGCTCTGAAGAGTGATGCGGACATAGCAGATTATAAACTTTACATTTCGAATCTTCTTTGCCTTGTCTACTTTCCTCAATTTTTACTTTCAATGAATGCAGAAAAAAAAGATCCCTGATATAACTATCCCTATCCTCTATCGTCATTCCCGCCCTCAGCGCTCCGACAACCTCATCAGTATTTTCATTTCTCACCTCAAATACACTATTTCTCTTATCCATCAGCCCACTTACAAAAGCACTTAGCTCTTGAAAAATTTCCTCAAGCTCATTATTATTTCTGGCACATGAATATATAGAGACCATAACATCAAGTTTATCTTGTAATTCAGGAGAAAGAAAGTGATTATGATTAAGCTCACTTACTGATTCCGGAGTCGAAGGGTTACCTCTTCCTGATACATACATCCATGAATAAAGATTTGCTGAAGAACCACTTGTTGGTAACATATCAAAACCCCCTTAACAAATAAATCCATAAATATTATTGCAACTAATATATCTGGATAAAAATATTATATCTTACTTAATACTACACTAATAAGATCCAGCTTTCCTCCGTGATAAGATTGCATGACTTGATGTTCACTCCATGAAATATCAGAAACATTATAAGATGATATATCTATTGGATTAAATTCATTTCTCATACGATCATATAAAACATTTGTTTCTGTTGTATCAACAAAAAGAATTCCTTTTTTCTCCAGTCTGTCAAACATATCGTAAATAGCCTGTTCAGCTTGTGCTGGTAATGATGGAATATCCAAAAGAGATTCCCCATTTATTTTATTCATTCTAATACCAATAACATTTCCATTATCATTATATATTTTCTCTGCACTCCCGGAACCATAATACTGATTGAAACAACGAACTTCGCTTGTCACCTCTTCATGGCTTTGAGATATAGTAAACATCTTCAACACTTTTGTTGTATCTTCCATATCTTCATACACGACAGCATTACCACCTTTACCAATAACATTACCTGGCACGGGTGATTTATTGTTGCTAACCCTCGGCAACTCTGACTGAGTATAATCCGCTGGAGGTAACTCCGGCTGCGCATAATCCACTGGAGGTAAATCAGGTCTGTTCGAATGAACAGAGCCTCTTTCTATAGTCGTGCTCACTGGCGATGTATTCAGCATAGCCTCAATTTTTCTGCTAATCTCTCCCTTAGGCCATCCCAACCTGTGCAACAGATTAGTAAAACAACCACTATGACTTTCTCTTGTAACGCAAAACTTATTATCAGTGACCACAACACGATATGTTCTGTTGCCAACCGTTACTTGCGTCCCGCTATCAGAGTGAACAGCAGCATCCCTTACAGAGGATAAAACACGATTATCAGGCGAAGTCAGGTTTCTGGTTAAAGAATTCCATGAACATCCCAAATTTATAGAAGAGGGCGATAACATACATTTCAACCTTCAAAATAAACCTATCTAATTATTCCTAACAGACATCCCCTGAACCGCCCCGGAAATCCTGGAGACTAAACTCCCTGAGAAAGAGGTAAACAGGATGACTAAAAATACTCGTTTTTCCCCCGAAGTCCGTCAGCGGGCGATTCGTATGGTTCTGGAAAGTCAGGGCGAATATGACTCACAATGGGCGGCAATTTGTTCCATTGCCCCAAAGATTGGCTGTACACCAGAGACTCTGCGTGTGTGGGTTCGTCAGCATGAGCGGGATACCGGGAGTGGTGATGGTGGACTCACCACCGCTGAACGTCAGCGTCTGAAAGAGCTGGAACGTGAAAATCGTGAACTGCGCCGCAGTAACGATATCCTTCGCCAGGCTTCCGCTTATTTTGCGAAGGCGGAGTTCGACCGCCTCTGGAAAAAATAATGCCGCTGCTGGATAAGCTGCGTGAGCAGTACGGGGTCGGACCGGTATGCAGCGAACTGCATATTGCCCCGTCAACGTATTACCATTGTCAGCAACAGCGACATCATCCGGATAAACGCAGTGCCCGTGCGCAGCACGATGACTGGCTGAAGAGAGAGATACAGCGCGTATACGATGAAAATCATCAGGTGTACGGTGTGCGTAAAGTCTGGCGCCAGTTGTTACGCGAAGGTATCAGGGTGGCCAGATGTACAGTGGCGCGCCTCATGGCGGTTATGGGACTTGCCGGTGTTCTCCGGGGTAAAAAGGTCCGTACTACCGTCAGCCGGAAAGCCGTTTCCGCAGGCGACCGCGTAAACCGTCAGTTCGTGGCAGAACGTCCTGACCAGCTGTGGGTGGCTGATTTTACTTACGTCAGCACATGGCAGGGCTTCGTCTATGTGGCGTTCATCATTGATGTGTTTGCCGGATGTATCGTGGGGTGGCGAGTCTCATCGTCTATGGAAACGACATTCGTGCTGGATGCACTGGAGCAGGCGTTGTGGGCCCGTCGGCCGTCCGGCACAATCCATCACAGTGATAAAGGTTCTCAGTATGTATCGCTGGCCTACACGCAGCGGCTTAAGGAAGCCGGATTACTGGCATCAACAGGGAGTACTGGCGACTCGTATGACAACGCGATGGCTGAGAGCATCAATGGTCTTTACAAAGCGGAGGTAATACACCGTAATAGCTGGAAAAACCGGACAGAAGTGGAACTGGCCACACTAACGTGGGTGGACTGGTATAACAATCGACGATTGCTGGAAAGGCTGGGCCATATTCCTCCGGCAGAAGCAGAAAAAGCTTATTATGCTTCCATCGGAAATAATGATCTGGCAGCCTGAGTTCACAGATAAAATACTCTCCAGGAAACCCGGGGCGGTTCAACCCGTACATGACAACAAAAACCGGAGCCGGACTCCGGTTTTTGTGAAGCTATCGGGTTACTTCATTTCGCCAATATTTTCCCACTTCCCGTCAGCACGCAGGATTTGCAGCGGTCTAACTACACACTGACCCGAGGACGAAAAAAGAGTTCGGGCTGGGAAGAGACAGAAGAGTAGCAATTTCAGAAGCATTCACACCAACATTGAGCTTTTCAGCGAAAGTGGGCACGAATCATTGCTGGACAGGGTTAAAGGCACTGACTCAATCACTCTTCATACGTGGCTTGATCGATATGAAACAATCCTCAGCTAGAGGGGGAGCAAGCCGAAAACATTACTCGACTACGCCAGCAAAATCAGGGCAATTCGAAGAAAATTGCCGGACAAACCGCTCACTGACATATCAACGAAAGAGGTGGCAGCAATGCTAAACACCTACGTCGCAGAAGGTAAAGCGGTTTCCGCAAGAGTAATCAGGTCAACCCTTGTTGACGTTTTTCGAGGGGCAATAGCCGAGGGGCATGTGGCAACGAATCCAGTAACAACACCCCGTGCAGCAAAGTCAGAAGTAAGGCGCTCAAGGCTGACAGCTAATGAGTATGTCGCTATTTACCATGCTGCTGAGCACCTCCCCATCTGGCTGAGGCTGTCAATGGATTTAGCTGTCGTTACAGGGCAGAGAGTGGGCGATTTGTGCAGAATGAAGTGGTCAGACATAAACGATGGTCATCTTCACATTGGACAGAGTAAAACAGGAGCCAAAATTGCCATTCCGCTGGCTCTAACCATTGACGCACTCGACATCTCACTGGTTGATACACTACAGAAATGCAGGGAGGCCAGCAGCAGTGAAACAATAATCGCATCAACCTATCACGAACCACTTTCTCCAGCCACAGTATCACGGTATTTAACAAAGGCGCGAGATGCATCCGGGATCTCGTTTGATGGAGACCCACCGACATTTCATGAACTACGTAGTCTGTCCGCGAGGCTATATCGGAACCAGATTGGCTACAAGTTTGCACAACGTCTTCTTGGACATAAATCTGATTCAATGGCGGCGCATTATAGGGACAGTCGCGAGCGGGAGTGGGACAAAATTGAAATCGGATAATGATTTTATTTTGACCAATAATGACTTACCAGATTTAACAACTTGATATTTAATAAGATTTTGAACGAACAACTTCCATGTCAGAAGGAGAGTAAATTACAAAAATACATTAAAAATCATTATGTTATTCATATAATAGATTAAATAACATACTGCAAAACGCGACAAAACACTACATTTAGAGTCACAATTAATCAATGAGTTAGGTGTGATTAGTGACCTAAGACAGAGCATTAGCGCAAGGTGATTTTTTCTTCTTGCGCTAATTTTTTGTCATCAAACATACAGCCAATCAGAAGAGCATAAAGCTGCCAAGCATTATATGTCTTAGTTTTATGCTCATTTTCATTATACAAATATATAATAAAACTAATATCAGTATAAAATATTTATAACACTTAGAGTAAAAATGTAATCAAGTTATACAACCAACAATAATTTGAATTATAAAAACAATAACAGAAGGATTTATAATTTATTTTAAGTGTTCAAGCGATAAACTGGTAAATTTAACAACTTAATTTTGAGATCTAAGTCACATCAATCAAGCATTCAAACAGCTATATATTAAAGCTGTCCACATCGGATATGTGACACTAATAATATCAATGGATTGATATTATTAATGGATATAAACATGCAATAAGGATTTATCATGAACATTCAACCGATCGTAACATCCGGAATCACCACACAAAACAATCGACATCATCACGCAGAACAAACGTCCCCTACACAAATACCGCAATCCGAATTACCTAATGGATGCGAAACGGGATTTGTTGTTCATATCCCAGAGGATATGCAGCGACATGCACCAGAATGCGGTGAAACAACAGCTCTACTGAGCTTGATAAAAGATGAAGGTCTGCTCTCTGGGCTGGATAAATATCTTGCACCTCATCTTGAAGAAGGCTCTGCAGGAAAAAAAGCATTGGATATGTTTGGTTTATTCAATGTCTCTCAGATGGCATTAGAAATACCCAGCACCGTTCCGGGTATCTCTGGTAAATATGGTGTCCAGCTAAACATTGTAAAACCAGATATTCATCCTACATCAGGTAATTATTTTTTACAGATATTCCCTTTGCATGATGAAATAGGTATTAATTTTAAAGACCTTCCTGGTCCATTAAAAAATGCATTAAGCAACAGCAATATACCAACCACTGTATCGACTGCTGCATCCACTATTGCATCAGCCACTACTTCGACGGTAACCACCGCGTCAAAAGACCCAATACCATGGTTTGGATTAACAGCTCAAGTAGTTCGTAATCATGGTGTGGAACTTCCTATAGTCAAAACTGAAAATGGATGGAAGCTTGTTGGAGAAACTCCTCTTACTCCTGATGGCCCCAAAGCAAATTATACTGAAGAGTGGGTGATCAGACCGGGAGAAGCAGATTTTAAATATGGTGCATCTCCACTACAGGCAACTCTAGGGCTGGAGTTTGGCGCACATTTCAAGTGGGATTTAGATAACCCTAATACTAAATATGCCGTTCTTACCAATGCTGCCGCAAATGCGCTTGGTGCTGTAGGGGGATTTGCAGTATCCAGATTTACTGGTACAGATCCAATGTTAAGTCCTCATATCGGTGCAATGGTTGGGCAAGCAGCGGGGCATGCCATACAGTATAATACCCCCGGATTAAAGCCAGACACTATTTTATGGTGGGCAGGTACTACTCTTGGACTGGCTGATTTAAACAAGGCCGAGTTTGGAGAGGCCAGATTCACTGACTATCCTCGTATATGGTGGCATGCAAGAGAAGGTGCCATTTTCCCAAATAAAGCAGATATTGAACATGCCACAGGGGCTGATATACGCGCAATGGAAGAAGGTGTATCTGTTGGACAACGGCATCCAAATCCAGAGGATGTGGTCATCAATATCGAAAGCAATAACTCACCACATCATAACCCATCAAATTATGTTGATACCGTTGATATAATCCAAGAAACAAGAGTCTAAGCTTTAACTTGTTTATTTTAAAATAATAGCTGAAATGGATGACGGCTATTATTAATAAGGATTAATATATTTTTCCTAAAATCCCCCACAAAACAAACACACCAGAAAAATTCTAAACACATACACCTAAGCTCAAAAAATAAACTTACTATTTAACTTAGCTTCCGTTTTTAATCAAATATTTTCAGACAGCATCTCCACAGAAAAATTCAGTTACATAAAGACGCCCTCAAGTCATCTGAAACCTGTCAACCACAGACACCTTCTTATATTCCTGATGCCTGTGGCGTTTTTTTACAAATTCCATTCCAAGATGGAACGAAGATGAATTAATATCTGAGGTTAATGGCATAATAAAGCTCCCTGTTTTAATTTGAACTCCAGACTTAAAGGTCCACAACAAATGTCATCCACAAATTTTTCCCTCGTCCCATCAGCACACCGAATTTGCAGCGGCCTCACCACGCACTGTATCGGCTTTTTATCCGCATCCAGTATCACCACCTGCGTGATTACCCTGTCCTGCTCCGGAATAATGCCCTATTCGCTTGTTCTCAGAAATTGCCAGCAACCTTACACTACTTCTTTTGAGCCCATTTTTCGCCAGCCCTGAATACAGGAAAGTGTTAACTGTTTTTATGTTTACCCTCATCTCACTGGCGAGATGGGACGGACGCAACTGACGGTAGATATATCCAAACATCACCACCATCTCTGACATCGTCAGTGCCCGTGCTTTTTTGTTCCAGGTCCACAATCTGTTACGCACAGCATTATGTATATCATGTCCCCCTTTCAACGCTTCCAGATCCAGCTGAATAAAACGGCGTCCCTGAAACATGCTGCGCATTAAATGGCCCAACTGACTATCACAGATTATTAACCAGGATTCTTTACTATCCAGAATAACCCTGCGATTCTCCGGCATAAAAAATTCTTGAGCCAGAATTACACGGCATCCTTTCAGTAACAAACGCAAACCATATTCCAGATAATAATTACGCGTCGCAAGAATGAGCTTCATCGCCGAACTTCCCTGAACTACAGTAGTGTTCCATGCCTCGGTCGCAATCAGAATTTATGATTCCCCCTCCAGGGAACAAGATGGACATATCACTGCTCCTTAAAGGCATCCTTCACTCCATCGTATTAACATGTTTATTACTTCACACTCTAATAACAAATATCCCCTATACATGACAACAAAAACCGGAGCCGGACTCCGGTTTTGTGAAGCTGTCGGGTTCCGGTGCAATACGAAAATACGCCTCCGGCTCTGCAGAGATATTCACACAAGGGATATACCGCTCCCCCTCCGGCGTTCTCACCACGAAGCCGCACGACTCCGCAGGCGCACACCGCCGGGCATGCGCCAGAATCGCTGATTCAGTCTGTGTCATAAACCGGGATTTACTGCGAAAGTTTATTAATGGAAAGGAAACCGCCAAAATTAGCCACCATGCCGCGCATCTCACACCCGCGCATGCACTTGCTGCATCTGTCCTTACGGATATCGGTGGTGGGTTTATCGAACTCATCCGCCACAGCCCCGCCCGTGTAACCACACTCATCAGAGCGGTAGGTCCACATACAGGTATTCGCCAGCATAATGCGACCGGGAAACAGCGCTCCGTCCGTCTCCGTCGGTGTTGCCAGCACAAACGAGGCTGTCATGGCCGTCAGCTCTGACATCTGCTCCACCACCCAGCGGTCGCTCAGCTCCTGCTCCGGGTCCGCTTCCGGATTGCCCGCCACAAAATTCACCGCATCCAGAAAACGGGCATACACCCGGCGGCGGACCACCGTGGCCCCCACCAGGCTCTGCAGGTCCTCCGCCATCCCGGTGACCAGACCAAACAGATTGGACACCGTCAGCGACGGTCTGGCACTGCTGCCCTTCCCGTTCATCTCAAAACCGCTGCCGTCAATCGGGTATACCTGATATTGCCGCCCCTGCCAGGTGACCGCCTCCCCTTTTTCATTCAGCTCATTACAGAAAAAATACCGCTCACCGCCCTGCACCGTCAGGTCAATTTCCCAGAGCACCACCCGCGGTGACTGCTCTGATTTAACCGACTCGTTCAGGCTTTCTTCATGAATATTCTGCATCAGTTCACCACCTGCTCAATCGTACAGCTGAAATCACTGTACCGGGCGTTATCCGTGACGCTCCACTCCCGGCACACCACCCTCACCGTCCGGTTATGTTTCGGCGGTCGCCACAAAAAGGCACGGTAACCACCATGCCAGGATAAAAATTCATCCAGCCAGCGCCGGGTTGACTCATCCGTCACCCGGAACACCGCCTGAAACGTCTTCAGTTGAGGATTCAGCCCTGTGGGGCGGCGCTGTTCATAACCGTCACCACACCGCACCCTCACCACCGACGGCTTCTCACTCACCTGCATCCCTTCACGCGGGACCAGATGCAGCGTTTTTATCTCAGCCACTCAGCATTCCTCCGTCACGTCGCATGGACAGCATCACCGCCTGCACCCGCTGGTCAATCAGCTGCACAAGACTGCCTGCCGCCTCCGGCCCTAACCGTCCCGGACTTCGCCGCGATCAGCTCTGTGGTGGCCTTTCCCACGCCTGCGGCCATATTGCCAAAGTACCGGGCCACCCCGACGGCAACCAGCGCCCCCGCGGCTGTTGCCACATTATCAATATTACCGGCAACACCGTTCAGCACGCCGGAGAGCGTTTTCGTCGCTCCGCTGGCTTCATTCGCGCCACCCACCCAGGCCATAAAGGCGTTTTCCACCTTTGTGATCCCGTCAGAGACCGTTTCCGGCATGGCGGCATATTCATCACGCAATACCCCCAGCTGGCTGATTAACGCAGGAACGACTTTATCCGCCGTCAGTTTGCCGTCGTCCGCCATCGCCTTAAGGTCTTTACGGGCCACGCCCATAAAATCCTCGCCATATAGCTTGTCACCAGAGGAAAGAAAATGTCACCGAAAAACCGGACCCGCAGAACAACAACCCGCAACATCCGATTTCCAAACCAGATGATTGAACAAATTAACATCGCTCTTGACCAGAAAGGTTCAGGTAATTTTTCAGCGTGGGTTATTGAAGCCTGCAGAAGAAGATTAATTAATGAAAAATATTCTCAATTTGTACCCAACAAAGACAAACACGACCAGAGCACCTGTTCAGACAGGTTTACTTAAACGACTTATATATGACACAAAAAGCGACCACTAAAGTCGCTTTTTCTTATGGTAACAGGCAATAACTCTCTCAGATATTTTTTAGCATTTTTTTGACCGCGCGTTTCCGGACGTATTCTGTTCTCCTGTCCCTTTATATCGTCGGAATACCCGCCGCTCTTCAAATCCCATTCCCAACTCAGAATGTAGTCTGTTGACCGCTTGTTTTATTTCGGTCAGGTTCACCGGTGAAACCGGAGTCCGGCGCGCCTTACGCAAACACTCTGCTCGTTTCTGTGCCGCCACTTTTCTTTTCTGGTCATCACTTAGCTGTACCATCACTTTTGCCCATCGTTCAGCTGCTCTCCGGTACAGTCCTTTTTTCTCCAGACATTCTGCCACGTGATCATGTAGCATAAGTGACCTCCGATTATCTACAGACTGCCATCCTGAATTTACCTTCCCTTAATGAAATAACAATAAAAAACAAACCACGCAAAAACAATAAAATAACACACAAAAAACTAAATAATAAACAAAAATAATCACCTTATTTATATTTTTTTGAGGGGGCAATTACTGAACAAAAAACGCTGACTATATACTCAAAACCAAACAACTATTCTGCCAATCAGGTATCATGGCAACACACGGAATTACCGTGTTTTTGCCTTCTCTGCCCATACAATACGGGCATATACTTCATACTCTATTGTAATATTTCTATCCATGCGCCCCACTCCATTTACCTGTAAATAATATTCAAAATATTTATCACAGAAATCGTTTTTGGCCATGAACTGAGCACACTATAAAGTCCGGAACTGACTCTTTGTTAAATTACCTTAACGTTACCGTAAGCGTACAGCGAGGGCCGTATTGACGGGGATGTGTTATTCAGCTGGCAGTGCTATGCGCCACGGAAGCAGTTCGCTGACCCGGTTGACCGGCCAGTCTGCTATGACGCCAGGCACATGGCGAAGGTAGCTTTCTGGATCCACGTCATTCAGTTTGCACGTCCCGATCAGGCTGTACAGTAGCGCTCCCCGCTCACCACCATGGTCAGAGCCGAAGAACAGGAAGTTTTTACGACCCAGACTGACCGCCCGCAGGGCATTTTCAGCGATGTTGTTGTCGATTTCCACCCAGCCATCGTTCGCATAGTACGTCAGTGCCGGCCACTGGTTAAGTGCGTACGCGAACGCCTTCGCCAACTCTGAGTGTCGCGACAGGGTCTTCATCTTTTCACGCAACCAGCTTTCCAGGGATTTCAACAACGGTTTCGTTTTTCGCTGACGTTCAGCAAGCCGCTGCTCTGCCGGCATTCCCCTTATATCCGCCTCTATGGCGTACAACTGACCGATCTGCTCCAGGGCTTCTTCCGTCAGTGCTGACGGGATGCGGACGTGCACATCGTGGATCTTTCGGCGGGCATGAGCCCAGCAGGCAGCTTCCGTTATCCCACCATTGCGATACAGCTCGTTGAACCCGGCGTACGCATCCGCTTGCAGCACACCGCTGAAGCAGGCAAGATGAGTCTGCGGATGGATGCCTTTTCTGTCCGGGCTGTAAGCGAACCACACTGCAGGTGCCAACGCTGACCCTGCATTGCGGTCATCACGAACATACGCCCACAACCGCCCGGTCTTCGTCTTCTTATTACCCGGCAGCAGTACCTGGACCGGGGTATCATCGGCATGGAGTTTGCCGTCAGTCATGACATAGCCATGAAGCGCCTCTTCCAGCGGAGACAGCAGCCGGCAGCATGCATCCACCCAGCCCGACAGCAGTGAACGCCTCAGCTCCACACCTTGCCGGCCGTATATTTCTGACTGGCGATACAGCGGGGTGTGCTCTGCATACTTCGAGGTCAGCACGCGGGCCAGCAGCCCCGGTCCGGCGATACCCCGCTCGATGGGCCGCGAAGGTGCAGGTGCCTGCACGATGGCATCGCACTGAGTACAGGCATGTTTTTCCCGTACCGTCCGGATAACCCGGAAGGCGCTACGCATCAACTCCAGCTGTTCGGCGGTATCCTCGCCCAGATAGCTCAGTGAACCGCCGCAGTTCGGGCAGCACGGCGCCGCAGGCAACAGTCGCTTTTCGTCACGGGGTAGTGATTCAGGGAACGGCTTACGGGTGCGGGTCTGACGCAACGGACGCTGTACTGCCGGGTCATACACCCTACCAGTCAGCGTATCGCTCTCTTTCTGAAGCCGGTTCAGATCGGCTTCCATTTGTGCGATACGGCGGGAGACTTTTTCGGAACGACTGCCGAAGTTCATCCGGCGGAGTTTATCCAGCTGCGCCTGCAGATGGTCTATTTCGCGCTCCCGGTTGCTCAGCTTTTCCTGCAGGGCGTGGATCAGCGCTTCCTGTTCGGCCAGGCGCTGTTTCAGCAGGAAGATGTCGTCAGAAGAGATGTCGTTCATAAGCCCGTATTTTACCGGGCTTATTCTGTGACAACCAGGATAAAGAGATTTACAGCATGGTCAGGGAGGTCAGCAGCCGCTTAGGCTGTCGCCAGTCGATACCTTCCAGCAGCATCGCCAGCTGCGCCTGCGTAAGGAACACTTTGCCATCACGGGCTGACGGCCAGGCGAAGCGCCCACGCTCCAGCCGTTTGGTCAGGAGGCACAGTCCGTCACCGGTGGACCACAGCAGTTTAACCTGACTGCCGCTGCGGCCCCGGAAAATGAAAACATGGCCGGACATGGGATCGTCTTTCAGCGCCGTTTGTACTTTCGCAGCCAGGCCGTTGAAGCCATTTCTCATATCGGTGATACCGGCAACCAGCCAAATTTTGGTCCCGGAAGGTAACGGGATCAT